GTTCGCCAGCTTACGCTGATGTTCGGAAAGATGGAGGCTCTTTGCTCTAGCGAGCGAGAGTACGCTGCTATGTCGGGTTATGTCGAGTTAGATAGGAAAGTAGGTATCTATGATGCAGAACTTAGGTTCATACGGAACCCCCGAAGAGGGGAACCCGCTCAACCACGTTCTGGACGATCACACGATGATAGACGAGAGTCTGTTGTCGCGCGATTCGCCCACGTATCTAGATTGCTCTGGAGAGGAGCTTTCACATATAGTTCTAACGAGCTATATGATGAAGGTCTTCGACCAAAGCATGGACCCGGTGCTACAGCTGACGGCCTTAAAGGAAACTTTAAGTTCCACCAGCTGGAGTGGACAGAACGGTTAGACGAGTATTTCCCCTTTGGGGAATATGCGTTTCCGAACTGGCGCTCCTATATGGAGCGCTCCGACCTACGAGTACTGGAGCCCGGCGCGGAGAGACCATCTAAGGTCATATCCGTGCCTAAAACCATGAAAACACCTCGTCTGATTGCAGTCGAACCTACCTGTATGCAGTATATGCAGCAGGGTATGCTCGATCTGTTCATTCGAAATCTTCGAAAGTGGGAGCGTGGCGATAAAGTCACACCCTACTTGTGGAAGATGATCGGATTTGATGACCAAACGCCTAATCAGCGTATGGCACAAATGGGTTCCATTGACGGAGCCTACGCAACACTCGATTTGAGTGAAGCGTCCGATCGTGTTTCCTTGTGGCATGTAGAGACCCTACTCGAAAATCACCAATTCCTTTTGGGAGCGGTGTTAGCGTGTAGGAGCTCGAAGGCCAGCGTACTTGGTAAGACTATTAGCCTTAACAAGTTCGCGTCTATGGGTTCCGCCCTATGCTTCCCGTTTGAAGCGATGGTCTTTTTGACCGCCGTCCTTGCGGGGATTAGCATGGAGCTCAACCGACCTTTGAATGAGGCTGACATTAAGTCATTCTCATCCCAGGTGCGCGTCTTTGGAGATGATATTATCGTCCCTCAAAGATTTGCGTTGGCCGTTGTCGAGACTTTGGAGCTGTTAGGCTTCAAAGTAAACTCGAGCAAATCTTTCTGGACTGGAAGGTTCAGAGAGAGCTGTGGCAAGGAGTACTATGGTGGTCTTGACGTTTCTATTGTCAAGGTCCGCCAAGAACTCCCTACCCAACGGCGGGATACACAGGAGATAATCTCTGCTGTTTCGATGCGGAACCAGTTTTTTGAGCTGGGGTACGCTAGAACAGTTGAGTTTCTCGACTCACTTATAGGAGGGTTAATACCCTTCCCTGAAATTGAGCCGTCTTCTCCTATCTTAGGGCGCTATGTGTATGGTCCTGTTGGACATACGCGGCTGCACCCCGATTTACAAC